CGAAGGGCCTTTGCTGGATGCGTCAGTGTCCAGTTCACTTTGACCTCAATCAACTCCTATGGAGTGATCAATGCCATTTCGAATCCGTGAAAGATATCAAAAAGACATCCCACGCGGGTTTTATAAGTCTTCCGTTGGAAGCTATACGAACACAGTGTTTGATGAGGGCCTCTCAGCCCAAAACTCACTGTGTTTTGAGAAATGTGCAGACTTCACTCAAATGCGTCCTTATACCTCTGACCAACCTCTCGACCTAAGAAAAGTCGAAGTTGTTCCTCTTGTCATAAACGGCAAGTTGACACAGGGGTCCTGGAAATATCATTACCAGGGTTGGCGCGGTTGTTTTAAGAAGGCTAACTCAGGGGACATCAGTCTCTTGAACTACCCAACTAGTTGGGATTACTGGACTACAGAGGCTCTTGCGAACCTCAATCCAGATAGGCCAAGCTTTGATTGGGCTCTGTTTCTTTATGAGCTCAAAGACATCGTGCCATTATTAGCATACTTGGGCCGGCGACAAGCGAGAGCAGATGCTCTTGCGAAAGCGGCCAAAGGTCAGTCATCACAAGATGGTGGTAAGTACTACCAGCGAGGTGATGGCAAATGGGTTGACCAACACGGCAACCCAGCACCACCCGGTGCCGGCCTTGAAGATGGTTCGGGTAATGCAACGCCTGGGGCTAAATACCCCGGTGGCGCTACCCCTCACGGGGCCTACGTCCAGTATCAATTTGGATGGAAGCCGTTATACCGTGATCTAAAGTCGATTCTTGGCTATGGCGATTCGCTACAGCGAAGATTAGAGAACCTCAAGGATGCTATGAAAGGGTCCCGTTTCGAGCGTAAGCTCGGGGGGGACACGATCAAAGGATCCACACAGTCAACTGTGACTGGGTTTGCTTATGGTAGAGCATACCACGACTGGGTTTTCCAGTCCGAAGTATGGTTTACTGTGAATATTACTCCTGTTACTGAGATTGTTGTGCCGGATGGCTCGGTCCTCGGTGAATTCCGAAGGATCCTGTCTCTTGATTATGCACCTTCCACTATTTGGAACATGTTACCTTGGTCATGGCTTGTTGACTACTTTGTCAATATTGGCTCTTATATCAAGGCGCGTGAAAACGCGATGAAGTTTAGGTATGAAAACCTAAACCTAATGCAACGTCAAGAAACGATGTATCACACCACTTCAGTGTCTGGGATTCCAGGCGCACTTTCATGGAGTGGTGGTGAGAAACTTATCACCGCAAAACTTCGCGAGATACGTCCCCATCCGAACCCAGTGTTCGCATTACACCCTATCATTCCTGATACGGGTACGCTTATACTGAGTGCCATAGGAATCGGCAAGCTGTCAAAGTGATGGCTTGCTTCATCGCCCCTGCATTTGTAGGGGTTTACTCATGAACGCAGTGATGCGTCCAAAACGTCGCAGTGATGCGACACTCCCAATGAAGGAGAGCACTATGCTCGATAATAGTCAGAACCTAACAGTTGTGTCAGAAGATGACACGACTCTCACCAAAATTGATCAGACGTCTTTCGCCTCTACTTATCGAGGTAAGGATCCTGATTCGAACACTATCGTCATGTCTGTGAAGCACACGCCAACTGGCGGAATGTCTCACATGGCACGTCTTGACCGTACGTTCGTCGACTCCGAAACTGGAGTTACCGTCCGTAAGGAATCCGCTTGGCTGGTCATGAAGACCACCGACGGAATTCAGGATGACGACTCGCTGTCACAACTTGCAACAGCGTTGTGTGGCCTTGCGGCGGATAACTCTTCCGCTCTCATTGGCCTCTTGGTGAACGGAGAGAGCTAATCACTCAATCCGGTTAGGTCTTTCTCAATCCTCCAATAAAGGACGATCAAATGGAGAAGACCACATCGATCAGTGCTCACGACGTCTTTACCAATGTCTCTTATGACATCGGTGGTGACAACGTGGCGCACTTTCTTGAGGCGGCTAACCGCCTTAAGGATTTAGTCAGGACCCGAGGGTCTACAGTCTATTTAGTAGATTTGCCAAAACTAGGTAAAGCTATTGATTATGCTGTTTCCTACGGTGAGTTGAAAGACTTACCACAGGTGTTTGGTTCGTGGAAGAAGGGTACCTATATCCTTCAACCATTGATTGAACAGCTCTTGAGTTTTGGCTTTTGGCAAGATACACTTGACCTAGCCCCAGAGGTTTGTAAAGACCTCCAAAAGCTTGAAGTAGAGTTGTTTTACTCCTTAAGACAATTTTGCTATGTCCTCAAAGATATGAGAGACGTTGAGTGTCCATCAAGGAATGTTCAATTGACAGTAAGGAAGTTCTTCGAGGTTGATTCCTCTTTGCGACTTCCGTCAATTGATTGGTCCAGTGAGAACTGGTCACCACCATTACTACAGGTGGCATTCACCGATGGTTTGAAGAGACCCTGCGATACTTTCGATACTCTGGATTTCTTTCAGGGTGTCTGTGATCGTTTGCTTTCATGTTTCTATATGGAAGATAAGGACCTCTTTTCAATTGTGCCAAGGCACGGACCTGGTGCCGTTGCTGAGTTACGTAGGGGTGAGGATAAATACAAATTTCTCACCTGGCCGGAAAAGCTTCAGTCAGTTTTCCCTCATGAATGGTTCTCATACCACAATGAGGAAGCTGCATATGATGCCAACCGGTTGGCCCGTAAGGGTTCTACAAAGCTTCTTAAAGAGCCTAGTGGCCGCCTTCTAGCGGTCCCAAAGTCCTACGAGAAGCCTAGACTTATTACAGCGGAACCTTCTTCACATCAGTATATCCAAGGTGGATTGCTGAGGTGGTTGCGAGGACGCATGTCCCCGTACCAAACACGCTCTATAGACTTCTTGTCTCAAACGCCATCTAAGGAGATGGCTAAGGCATCGTCTATTGTCAACACTGGGTTTGCGACCGTGGACTTATCCATGGCCTCAGACCGCTTATCGTGTTGGACTGTTGAGCGAGCTTTCCGTAAGACCGGAAAGCTTATGGAGGCCCTTTGGGCCTCACGCACACGTAGGGTTATAGATTCTACGGGCGTCGGATCCCCCAGTGACTCATCAGCTTTCGAGCTGAGAAAGTTTGCTGGTCAAGGATCCGCAGTATGTTTCCCCATTCAGACGCTCATTTATCATGCAGCTTGCGTGACGAGTGTGCTAATGTCTTCTGGGGTCCATCCTAGTAAGGTCACAAGAAAAAGACTTTACCAGGCTTGTGAATTGGTCCGAGTTTACGGTGATGATATTATTCTACCATCGTCATCGTTACCACGGCTGAGGAAGCTGCTTACTTACTTGCAGCTAGAGGTTAATGAAGGCAAAACTCATCACCTTCGAACCTCCCCATTCCGCGAATCTTGCGGGATGGATGCGCTTCACGGCGTCGATGTGACGCCTGTCTATGTGAAGTCGCTTACCCTCAGTAGCAAAAACGCCGCAGACCTAGCGAGTTGGGTGGATGTTAGTAACAATGCTCACGAAAGTGGGCTTTGGAACCTGGCATCCATGATGAAGGAGGTAGCAGATGGGGTTTATCCCCGGTTGCTTCCAACATCATCGCATAGTCTAGCATGCGTGCGCTTCACCACCTTTTGTCATGGTACCTATGGGTGTCGGGAGAGATTTAACTCCCAACTCCAGAGGGCCGAAATTAAGGCCCTCTCGGTACAGAGCAAGGGGACAAGGGTGAAGCGCGGTGACCTCGAAGGGCTTCTTCAATACTTTATTGAAGAACCATCGCCTGAAACCAAATGGTTCGCAGGTTACCTTCAGAGGAATCGGCTTATACTTAAGAGCCGATGGGTGTCGGCCACCTGATTAGTGGCTGACTAAGGGCTGTTTCG